TGAACAGTTGCCGTTCTTTCGGGGCCAAATCTTTTATTAAATCTTCGTCAGCTTCGGGATCTTTCATTAACTTGGCTCGATATTCACATGGAAAACAAGGCTCTCCTATAGTCTTTCGTGAGCAGACATACGAAGTTTGATCATCACCTATCCCACGATGCACCCAGAATGTCCGCTCATAATACAATTCACCTTTGTCGGCGAAAGGATTACCCTCACCTACTTCATAAGGAATTATATCCAATCGAGGGCTTTTCTCATTTTTCAAACCAAACAACTTTACATCTCCAGGTATTTCAAAAGATGTATTCGCAAAGCCAGACTTATGCTCCTCAGCCCTGCGTTTTGCCGCAACCGCTGTGCTACGTTTTCCTCTTTTTTCTTTTTCCTTTTTCCGTTTCGACATGTTCTTCTCCTATCTAATTTTAGTTTCTTCATTACAATTATTCATTTCAGATTTATTATTTTCTTTGCCTACAGCCTCCTTTCCTTTATAAAATCCGACAGTGCCTAATTTCATACAGAGAAAAGCCAGCGTCGGGAGCACAATAATAATACCTATCAGCCATAGAATCTTATCAATCATTATCCTCTGCTTCCTTTAGTTGTTTTCCTGACTGACTTTTTCTCGACTTCTTCCATTGCCTCCCTCGCACAAACAGATGCTCTCGGTGAAGCAAAATATTTCTGCCCATGCAAATCAACGAGCTTCTCTAATGCCTTCTTGCGATGATCGAGAGCAGTAACCGCAGCTTGTAAAACACCAACTTGATGCTTAGTTAGAAAAAATACTTTCTGGGCTTCTTCATATTCTGGTTGGACAGGGACAGCGGCAGCTATCATCTTTTCAGTTATTTTATCCGGCAAATCATACTTATTCGGATCGTTACGAATAGCTAAATCAACCTCTGCCTTAACCAAATCAAAATCTGCTTTTGCATTATCCAAATCCTCCCTTGCATCTTCAAGCTGGACGGCCCATTTGAAATATAGTTTTGGCTGGTTTATCCATTCATCGTCCAACAGATTCTTGTCAATATCAAGAAAACTACCTTCTTCTACATCTCTACTCTTTTTACTCATCTCTTATCTCCTTTCAAATACTTTTAATCACCTGTCAAACCATGCTCTGCTATTTTTCGCCGTTCATTATCTTGTCTTTCGTTGTGTGGATTTATATCTGGATTTGGAACTGCCTCATTGTTTGAGATATCAGCCCAAGACCATGCTTCATCACCCTTTACATGAAGCCTGAATGATATTTCACCTTCCTTTGGTAACTCAGGATGATTTGTTTCTCGTAAAATCTTTTGGATTTTATCTGCTATTTCTCTTTTCTGACGGATTGAAAACATTTTATCTCCTTTCAAAAAATACGTTTCTATATATATTATCGTACATAGGGGCTGTTTTTGTAAAAATATTTTATAATTAATAATTCCCACTTAAATATACCACAACACCTTCTTTCACCATTGGTATCTCTATAACCTCAAATTCACCCGTGTGGACAATTGTTTGCTCTGCAATCTTTTCAGCACTTTTTTTTGATTCAGCTATTATAATCAAACAATTGCCAACAGGAAACACACTCTCAAATTCTACTTTATATAATTTCATTTTTCTGCCCCTTCCAGGCATTCATAGCAGGCAGCACATAGCCCAGCCATCTTAGAATCATAGAAATTGTCACGAAAAGCATCTATAACTACGTAAGCACGGCCAGTAAACTTTCCGGCTTTAAGCATCTCAGTTCTGCAACAAGCAAGCACTAACCAACGAATCTGCTCGGGCTCTTCCCCTTCAGTTGCTTTTAATATCTCTGCCATTTGCTTCCAAGATGTTTTAGAATATAGCAAAGCCCGGACAATTGCAAACGCCTGAGTTTCTGCAGTCGCTGTTATTATAGCATTCAACATATCCCTCTTACTTTTCAAGTTTATTACCGTATCGAGATACACTAAAGCTTTACGAGCAGAGCCCTCACAATTATCAAGAATCTTCTCACAAACGTCTGATGGTATTTCTGCCTTTTCCTTTTTACAAATATCAGCAAGCAATTTTGAAATATCCGTTCTTTTGAGAGACTTAATAACAAATTCAGTAGGTCTGCTTTTTAGCGTAGTTTTAAGTTTTTGTGGGTCAGTAGTCGTCAGAATAAAATAAACATGGCTCGGCGTATCCTCCAACATCTTCAAAAATTCATCCTGAGAATCGGGAGTAAGCTTATGGCATTCATCTATCAGCCAAACACGGCAACTGCCTCGTAACGGAGCCTGATTTATAGAACGCCTGATTAGCCGGACATCATCAATTTTACGTGGAGCATCTTCTATGAAGTCATACTTACTGCAATGTAATAACCTACGGATTATCCTGGCCAGTGTCGTCTTGCCACACCCGGATGGGCCAGTAATAAAAATGGCATGAGGAATACTATTATTCGCTACCATCTTTTCTAATGTCCTCACAGTAATTTCCTGGCCAACCATATCATCCAGATTTCGTGGGCGATGTTTTTTATATAATTCCATTCTTACTCCTTTTTTTATTTTCCGCTTCTCTTCCTTTATACCAATTTTCCGCACAAGTCTTGCATATTTTTTCACCTTCAGCAGTCATCACTCCCTCTTCATCATCAGGACGATATGCTTTCGATATTGGATGTTTCCCGTATATTGCACACCATGCGCATAACCAACTCATATTTTCACCTCTTCTTTTTCGTACCAACTGCCACCAACAGGAGCAACTTCAGCTTCCACAATCAGAGGAACATTAATCCATTTCCAATGCTTTCTAATATCTTCAAATATGACTTGCTTTGCTATTTCCAAATAATCCTTTCTCTCCTTTCTATGAATATCACCAACTATGCTATCATGAATTTGCCCTACAATTAAAGATTTCATTTTATACTTATTCAGCAATCTTTGAATACGTATTAGCGACCATAGCAACCAATGAAATGCCGTACCTTGTGGGGCATAATTAATAACTTGCTTCCTGTCATAAAAACCTTCAACTACAAAACCAGTAAGCATTTCAAAATACCCCTTCCTCAAATATTCATTATACCAGTCTTTCTTCCATTGATTGTAAACTTTGAATCTCCTGTTCCAAAAATCATACTCCACCTCCTGAATATGTTTTTCAAAAGTTCCTCGCTCCGGCTTCTCATCATAATCGCAAGCCCCTAATCCTGTAATCCCCTTCGATTTCAAATGAGTATATAAATCAACACCAGTCTCCTCAATTTTAAGATTCATCTCCTCAATGCCTTTCCATAAACTTACAGCACGTGTCTTATACCAATCACCATAAAATTCAGCAAAGACAAATCTATTTTTCCCACAATCCCTAATACCCCAAGTAACCTGACTCTTCTTGACCATATAACATTCAGCTCCCATATCACGATGCAAATCTAATTTTGGATTCTCTATATATTTAATCATCATCGGATCTTTATGATAGCAAGTAGTCGAGCAAATCTCTGCTCCCTTAAAATCAAGTTCCAAAATTTGATGATTCCTGCGTGCAATAAAAGCTCGTCGAATCAACTTCGCAAATTCAGGGTCTTTTATAGGAATATTTTGAAAGTTCGGATGGTCACTACTTCCACGATACGACTGGACAAAATGAAGAGGAAAATTCGGATGTAGAAACCCATCAGTTGTCTCTCTAAGAATTCCCTGTAAATATGTACTTTTTGCTTTTTTTAATTTCTCTAATTGCAAATATGAATCAACAAATTTCAAGCCTGTCGATTTCAAAGCATCCTCATCCGCCTGTGGTCGTCCTGATATTTTAGTACGAGAAGGGCAATCATATTTCATTACATCAAATAGTATCTTACCCAACTGTTCCCTACTCCCTAAATTAGTCTTGGAACCATACTGCTTCCTCCACCTCCTGTATATTTTATGACCTTTAATTTCCTGCGTTAAATTCTTTATTCGATTAGAAGTCCTCCTTATCGCATTCTCCAGATAATCTGTATCTATACGTATCCCATTTGCTTCGACCTGGGACAAAGCAACACAACCGTCGTGCATTAGTTTATATGCCTGGTTAGTTATTGGTTTCATTTTTTACCCAAGATAAATCTACAGGATTATATCTTTTCGATTTCAAAACCTTCCCACCTTCATCCTTACTCACAGAACCATCTTCATTAGCCTTGCTCATATTAGATAAATGAATTTCGGTAAAAATCCTATCTATATCCAAACCCATTTCAACGGCCATTCCAAAAGTGACGTAAAGCAAATCACCCAAAGCATCCGCTATTTCAACAATATCTTTCTGCCTAATAGCATCACCCAACTCACCAACTTCAGATGTTATCAGACTTAATCGTCTTATGAAACCCTTACTATCTATCAAAACAGGACAGTTCGATATAGGAACTTCAAAAGCCTTATGAAATTCTTTCATTTGCCTTACATAATTTGTTTCAATTTTCATTTTCTTGCCTCCATAAGTTTTATTTGTTTCATAGCCACCCAATATTCCAAGTAACTATCAAGGCCACCATATAAAAGCAAATCCCCCAAATCTAATTCACGCACCCGGTTGAATTTGCTTTTTCCTGTAGATTTCAAAAACGGCTTGATATGATCGTCATAAGATTTCGCACCCAATAGAACAAACGATTGAAATTTGAGACCTGTAATACCCGGACGATTATCCAGAACATGAGCAGCGACCATCGTATCCCAATACCAATTTATAACAGGATGCCCCAGTTTTACTCTTGTCCATCGATCCTCAATTTTCAAATTACTTGCTATCTTTGGCATTGGTGACCTTAGGAATTCATCAGTAGCATCAATAGCTTCCCCTTGCCAAGGATAAGAAATTGTTCTCCTGCCCCTCCAGCAAATCGAACAACTTACTATTTCCGTGCCCTCTCCTTCAGGCTTCAAACAATTCATTTCATAATCAACCGCTGCTGAACCACCTTTGCTTATCATTTCCCTGATTATCTTAGCAGCCTGAGAGGGTTTATATATTACCTCAATCTTCTTTTCATAATCAGGTATATCCTCCCAAGGTTTGCTCTTTGCTTTTGATATGACCAATTTCAAGTGCTTTTTGAACATCTTGTCTAATACACTATCATGCATCCTTGAAATATATGATGGATGGAATGACGGGACAATCCAGGCATTTGGTTCTGTACAGGGAATACAAAATCCTCTCCAG